CAACCAGCGTACGGTCCAAAACCAAGGCCAGATAGACAAGCAGGATGATCCGGATTCGGTAGCCGCAAAGAATGCGCAATCGCTCGCGGATGTACGCCAGACGCAGCAGGTACTCAACAAGGCGAAGGCAGACGCCGCGAATGCAGATCCCAGCACGCCCGCTGGCAGAATGGTCATAGCTAAACTTCGCGCGGCAGAGGACGGCCACTCTGCCGCCATGGTCCGCGCTCAGGCGCAGATGATCAATGCCCAGGCGGGAGCATTTGGCACGGTCAACGGGCAGGCGCTGCCGGGAGCGATGCTCACCGATCAGGGTCAGCCGGTCGGTTCCCACTTCCAATCAAACGTCAGGCCTACCGGGGCAGAGCGCGGGAAGGGCGATCTGGCAACAAGCGCTAGGAAAGAAATCGGCACTATGCAGGCGATCGCCGAGAAGCATCCGGAATACTTTGGTCCCGGATATGGGCAGAGTCAGCAATTCCAGAAATGGATAGGTTCTCAAGATCCTGATGCCCAACGGTTCGCTACTGCTAAAGCGATCGCCGGCGAGCACGCTGCGGCGATGTTCGGGTCACACTCAAAAGAAGTCATCCAGCAAATTGACTCGGCACTTGGCTCGTTCCGCGATAACCCCGCCGCGGCTAAGGCAGCCATGGGTGAAGTGCTGGGCGCTACTGGTGTATTCGCCAAGGCCGGAACAATGAAAACCGTGGGTAGCAATGTGGCGGCCCAAGCGGTGCCTCAGAGAGATCCGACCATGCTTTACGCGCGCGACCCAGGCGGTAAGCTGCACGCTTCCCCGAAAGAGGGCGCTAAACCTCTGCCGGCCGGCTGGAAGTATGATGTGCAGCCCGCAGGAGGCAAGTAGTGGGAGGCTGGGGCGTACCGGTCGACGAGCAAAGCACTGCGGCACCCGCGGCATGGGGCACGCCCGTTGACGAGGACTCAGGGACCGTACAGCCCGCCATACCGCAACCAGCTAGCCCGGTCCAGAGTCCTCCAAACATGGGAATGATGGACTATGCCAAGATGGGCTGGAATGCACTCACCCAACCGGAAGCGACAGGCACGCGACCGGGCGTAATCGGACAGGCCGCGACAGCCATCCACAATGTCGGCGGCCGTGCCCTGAATGTTGTCGGGCAGGCGATACCGCAAGCGGCACAAGCGCTATCTGATGCCGGACAGCACCCACTCGATACCCTGATGAAAACCACCCCCATGGGGATGGCATCAGATGCCGCCAATGCTGTGGCCAGCCGGGTAGGAGAATTTCAGAACACGGCAAAGATGGATCTCCCCTTGGCAGCTGAGAACGTCGCTGGGGATGCGCTGGGAGCGTATGCGGGCAGCAAGCTCGTGGAAGCGGCCAAGCCGGCCGTGGCGGCTGCCGGTGATGTCGCAGGGAGGGCCAAGCAGTTCATCCGCCCCGCAACCTCAGAGGGTGTGGTCCCCGCACCGCAACAGGCGGCTGCGGGCTTGGCAAAGGCTATCAATCCCCCTGGTGGAATCCCAGAAGGGCTTGAGGATTCGCTGGCCAACCAGACGCCCGGGATCAAGGATTACGCGGCGCGCACCAGCAACCCACTCAACACCCGCTGGGAACTAGCCAAAGCAGCCCTCGGTCACGCCCAAGAACTGAACGACTTCTACGACCAGCATGTACTTGGTCCCAGCGCTGACCGGCCAGTCTCAATTGAGGGCACCGGATATCAAGGGGAGAGCAACGGCAACGGCAAGGCGACCCTTGGCCAGATCGATGACCGGCTGAGCGCAATCAACAAGCTGACCAAGCCAGCCTACAACAACATCAATTCCGGGGCCACCATGACTGCGCTGGAGCGGATGGGATTGGACAACGAGGCGGGCGCGCTGCGGTCGACCCTATACAACGAGCTGGCCAATGACACCGGTATGACGCCGGATGCCGTTAAAAAGCTGCGTACGGACTATGGCCAATCCTATGACATAGCCAGCAAGACGGACGCGGCACGCAGGCGGGTAGGCGTGGGGGGTCCCATCCCGCTGACCAAGGAAGGCCTGATTCAAAGCGTGCTCGAGAACGTGGTTGGCGGCCGGGATGCTATTGCAGACCGCGGCGTGCAGAGCGCATTGCAGCAGTTCAAGCCCGCCATGTCGCCGATTGCTGATATGCGGCAGAACGTCACCGGGTTTCGTATCCAAGCGGCAAATACCGCAGCGGCCAACCAAGCGGCAGCACAGCAGGAGGTTGCGCATGGCGTGGGACTTGGACAAGATGCGCAGGCAGCAGCCGCTCAGCGCGGACAGCAGGCTTCGGGAATCAGGGGGCAAAATAACGCCCAAGCTCTCTCTGCTGCGCAGCAGGAGGTTCTACACGCCCATGATCTACAGACGACCGCACAGGATGCCGCCGCACAGCGCGCAGGACAGGCGTCAACGGCGCGCGCAGGGGCGGTTCAGGCGGGCGGGCAATTCACGCAAACCACAGAACCGACCGCTGGGACGTTCAGCTCGCCAAATGTACCCAAGGGGCTGACCAGGTACAGCGGCGGCAAAGCCTACGCTCTAGACCCAAAGAGCGGCTGGTGGGTTCCGCAGTAGGCTATTGAGGGAAGAAAACCTTGTCCATCAGGCCGAGCGCGGCAAATACGCCCACGACGCACAGCAGACCAGCGATTGCGCCCAAGACGATCTGACCGGTGGCGAACAGCAGAACCGTCACCAGGGCGAGGGCTGCGATGCAGAACAGCGCAAACATTACTGAACTTCAATCGTCGCTGGGCACGTACTCCCCGCGAAAGTGCTCCAAAAGGTTCGGCCATACACTCGGTACTCGCATGCGACTCCGGGCGCATAGGTCGGGGTGGGCGAGTAGTGAGACCTTCCTGTCCATTGAGCAGTGGCGGCATAGGCTACGGCAGGCAAGAGAAGTACAAGAATCGCAATGGCTTTCATGGCCACAAGTGTACACCTGGAAAGGTAAAAGATGGGAACATCCAAAGTAACTCCCCCGGCCGGACTGCACCCAGATTCGCTGCCGCCTGATTATGACGGCTGGGACAAAGAGCCCACCGTCCCGGATCATCCGCTCGGAAGCATTCGGGCGATCGACTATGACACCGGCCTGCCCATAGTAAAGCGAAAGGCGGAACAAAGTGGAATATCTAACGCACAAGGAACAGGAAACGACACTTCAGGAAATAATGCGCAAGCTAGCGGAGTATTGGGAAAAGGTGTATCCGAAGCCAAGCCAGCCGCAACCCCTGAAGCCGGGAAGCCAACCCAGCCCAAAGCCGAGGAAAAGCCGGGCAAAACCCAAGAGCTAACCAAGGGCAGCCCAGTAACCCTACCTGACGGCACCAAGGGTAAGGTGATGCACATGGTGCAAAACATGGGCACGGTGCGGGTAAGAACTGATGACGGCCGCAATCTGACTGTACGGCAATCTGCACTGAAGGTTGCGCCTCACGTCATGGTCGTAGCACATGCAAGGAAGTTACCAGAGAGGTAGGTGATGCCCAATGCCAGAGACACAATTCCAAGGTCTGATCCGCCGCCCGCCGATGGCCCTAAGCGGGAACGGCTGAGGTAGCAGGGCTGTTGATGCCTAGAGACGGCGAAGCGGATGCTTTTCGATTTCTTCGGTAGTAGCCTTGAGAAAATTGGCAGCTTACAACCCTTCCACGCCGCCGCTGCAAATAAAGTATACGGTCACCGGAGCAAACCAGTTCTAAAAACTCTCTAATAAAAGGGGCACCACGAATGAAACACATACTCAAGCCAGAAGACATGGAAATGGCTCAGCTGTTCAACGAAGGGCTGAGCTATCGCAAGATGGCTGTAAAATTCGGCCTTGCCCTAAGGACCATTGAACGTAGAAGCAAGTGGCCGGAGATGATCGAATACAGAGCAAAGCTCTCTGCCGCCCAGGACAAAGCGATCGAGTCGCGCATGCAGAAGGAGGCCAAGCAAGCAGTGGCGAAGTTGCCAATCATCTTCAGGTTTGAGGATGCGGCCGAGCGGTTTCTTAAGCTTGCTGACCACTCGACCAGCGAGCTCTGCAGGCTGCAGGCTACGCGAGCGCTGATGGAACTATATGGGGTTGCCAAGGCTCCCTTGGGTGGCCAGGTCGATGATTTGCAGAACAGCACAACCCGACCCGACGTTTACCAGGCCGAGTGGATGCGGAAACCGCAGTAAATGAGCGAAAGATACAGGTGGCATCCTGAAACTGACGCCCAGAAGGCGGCATTAGATTCTCCGGCGGAGCTGCTGTTTTTCGGGGGATCTGCGGGGAGCCTGAAGACTGAAACAATTTTGATGGATGCGTGTCAGGAGATAAGCAACCCTAACCTGAACGCCATGATCTTTCGCTCATCTTACGTTGAGATGAAGGACATTATCCGAAAGTGCCGCCGCCTCTACACGCCCCTGGGCGGAAAATACAACGGTTCTACATATACTTGGACATTCCCGCGTTTCCCAGGAGAGTCTCCGCCCACAGGCGCGGCAATCAGGTTCGGCTATATGGGAAGTGACGATGACGTGTGGAAGCTGCTTGGGCTAGAACTGACCTTCATCGCCTTCGATGAATCCACTCGACACACTGAATTCCAGGTACGCAATGCGATCAGCCGTTTACGAGCCACAGATCCGACCATTAGAAAACGAGTGCGACTGGCCTCTAATCCGGGGGGCGTTGGTGCAGATTGGCACATGAAGCTATTTCTACATAATTACTGCCCAGTCCATCAGCCGGAGAAGTCATGCGTTCCGGGCAAGCTTTACTATGACCGCAAGTGGCCTTCGGATGGCGTGAAGATCCCGCTATCGGTCGCCTTTATTCCAGGGAAACTCTCCGACCATAAACTGCTCGGAGATGACTACATAAAAAATCTCAACCAGATGTCCTCCGCCTATGCGGAAGCCATGGCCAAAGGATGCTGGGATACCCTCGAGGGCGCATACTTTCCTTTCCTCAACCGAGACATGATTCGCAGGATTGAAGAGTGCGATATTCAGCCATGGCATAGTCACTTTTTGGCGATCGACTACGGAATGGGCCAATCTTATGCAGCGGCCGGCCTATTTGTTCGGAGTCCTCCGGAACTCGCCAAGACCATAAGTATTACCGGACTCAAGACGGAGGTAATCCAAGCACCTTGGCCCAATGGAAGAATCCGGCAAATAGGGGAGATTTGCGTCCCCATGACCCCGGTAGACGATTTCATCCGTATGGTGATCGAAGGCTTCATTGTTCCCCATGGCGATGAGCGGCAGCGCTCCATAGTAGCCATATTTTTGGACCCGGCAAATTTTAACCCGTCGTATGATCTTCGCCAAGGAACCGGAGGCCACGCCGTATCTGACCAGATGGACAGGGTGCTCGACCCGCTCGGCATGTCATGCCAAAGA